ATTACGACAGAGTTAGGTGGGCTTGTAGTAAGACCATCTACAGTAGCAGGAATCCATTCCAATACTGCTTTACTAATATCTACGACAACAGGGCTCTGCTCTACATCACGTAGTGCCATAGTAAATAATTTACTATAACCAGGTAGCCTACTGACAAATGCAGAAGTAGTACCAATATCTACAGGTGCAATATCAGTTGCCATTTCATAATTAGAAAGCGCTCGGATTACAGCAGAAGTTGGTGTAAGAGTGCTGGACTCAGTTGCATAAAGTTGAAACTGCTGACGTTCACTGAACAAGAGAAGACCTTGTGGTGACGGTAGCACATCAGATAGTTTAACAGGACGTACACTAGATACGTTTAAATCGACTGGATCTGAATCAATCTGTGTTAATGCTGACTTAACAAAAAAGTTATAGGTGTCATTAGCAACACCAAGGATCACATTGTCTCCTGACAATACACCAAAACGGTTACTGTAAAAGAAGGTGGAATTAATAGGTGATCCAATAAAGGAGGGTACAGGACTAGTTACATCGTCACCAGCCAACCTATCTTTATAAGTAATAGGACCAAAGGTAAACGTAGTAGCACCAGTGTTAGACAACTCATGTGGCATAGTTGTGTTATCTAAACCAGGAGAGGCATTACGTGCTATTGTCTCTTCCCAATAACCACGTCCTCTGTTTAAAACAGTGTCATAAGCAACAAACTTAACATGGTAATCATCTTCTTGACTATCGCTGTTTAGTATTCTTACGTTATGATCAGTAAAAGATTCAAGTGGTAATTTAGATACATCTGTTACATCATCTTCAAATACTTCAAGTGCAGTGTTATTAAGACCACCTCTAGCATCAATGTTAAAAGCTACGGGAGTACCAGTAACTGCACTGTAATCTGTTACAACTGCATTAGCACCAGTACCACGTTTAATAACTATACTATTGTTGTATCCTTCTAAATACCAAATACCATCAAAATCTGCATTAGATGCTGCATGTTGTGCTTCAATAACACTTTTAATTTTATCAATTAAATGATGATTAATATTAACATCAGCTGCATCATACAACAACATATCATCAAATGTTGTATTGTTTTGAGCAGTTACCTGAGCTTCTATATTTTGAATAGTAACAGTGTACTCAAACGTTTCAACAAGTGTAAGTAGTTTAAGTGTAGCAACGGATTTTTCAACATATGTACCATCTGGTTGCATGGCAGTAGTCACTGTACGATTAGTGATGATCGTAGTATCTTGAATGCTACGAAAATGATAATCGTTTTGTGTAATACCAGTTAGATACGAAGTAGCATATGCTCCCCCACCTGGTGCAGTAACAGTACACAACGTACCCTCGGCTGCTGTCCAGATATAAATGTTTGGACCTTTTATACAACCAATGAAAGAACCAGCACTAGCACGGTCAATATAAAACCATACTGCATCTGCTAGTTCTGCTTTAGTAAATACATCACCATTAGCTTTTTTTAAAACATCAATGTGTTTCATCCCAGGTCTTTTAAGTAGACCAAAGGTAGCGTCAGGATAACCGTTAATGCATTCAGTTAACTGACCTTCTAATTTTTTGTCGTCATTTTGTTTAGAGACACCACCAAGAAAATTAGGTGTCAATTGAGTTACTGCTGGCATTATCGAATTAGGGAATCAAAGGGACTGTAGCTCTTATAGTAATTACCTTGTTGAGGTGCACCAAAGAAGCTATGGTCACCTTGGTTACAATCATATTCAAGAGCCATTGCCCTTGCATACGCTTCTTTTTGTTGTAGCATTTGATATTGATTTGGGTCACCAATAATTCTACTAGATACAATAGCAGCAGCACGTGCTACAATGTAAGCTTGAATAGGTTGAGGGATGTCTGAGTAGTCTCGTTCCCATACTACATCAAAATAAAGCTTTTCATCTGTATCCCATATGTCAGTATGCTTAATAGTATCATAAACATAACCAGCACGATTAACAACATTACGACCAAGACTGTTTGTGTAGTCTTGACTTAAATCCATTTGAATTACATTGTTAGGAATTGGTATCTTTTTAGAACCATTTGGTGCAAACTGATCATAGTTTCTTTCTGTATTATAAGACCAACCTTCAGATTGTACTTCACGTAAAACTTCTTTTAATGTATTGTGAGCAATTGCAACATCTGGGTTGGTTTGAGTCTCTACTTTTTGGGTGACAATAGCTCTAGATAGATCAAGAAAATTATCTGAAGTAGCTACTGTTTGAGTAATATTAGTTGTGTACTCATACAGAATAGGATCTAATGTTAACGTGGTAGACGTAGCATCAGGTGCACTAACTGTATAAGTATAAGGACCAGAACCACTAGGTCCTGATTGTACTAATACATTAGCAATTCCAGTTCCAGTAATAAAAGTATTCTTCGGAATATATGGGGATGGAGAAGTAAGTACATTACTTGTAATAGAACCTGTGGTAGAGAACACGGTTTCTGTAGCAGCAATTGCTGTATTATTAGCAACACCAATACCAGAAATGTAAGTACCAGCTGGAATGTTATTTGTATTAGTAAAGAGTTTAGTAGAATCTAAAAAGCCTGTAATTCTTGACACCTCATTAAATACGAGGATTTCTTCTGTATCTAGCGTAGTGACAGGAGCCTGACCAACTGACGCCAGGATCTGATTAACAGCTTGTAGCTCAGTGTTGGAGCCAGTAGTAGGAAAAGGCATAATTTGATAATGAGTATTATTCTCAATAAAGAATTAAAAAAAAGGAGCCTCCGAAGAGACTCCCAATATAAGATAAATTAGAATGCGGCAGGCTTGGTAGCGGTACCGGCAAACAGTTCAACAGCAGCAGCTGGGTTCAGGTAGTCAGCACCCATAGCCAGACGGCCAAGGATCACGTCACCCTGATAGATAACAGAAACGTCACCACTGGTTACTTGAACCTGAGGAGCAATCGCTTCGACACAACCAGCAGCTTCACGCTGGAAGATCAAACCACAGCTATTAGCAAATTCGGTTTCTTCACCGTACTCATTGTTGATACCGGTAACATCGTTAGCAGCATCTTCAACAGCTTCGGATACGAACGAACCGGTGTTACCAGGATCGGTAACGCCAGGGTTGGTAGCAGAACCAGTACCGTACTTAGTACCATACTGAGAGAAGAAAGGAATGTTCATGGACTTGTAGATCTTGATACCAGCAATCTCTACAATACCGTCACCGCTTTGCAGTGCAGTACCTTGGACATCGCGGTTGATAAGACCATTAGAACCAGCAGCTTGGATCAGCGCATAATATTGGCGGGGGTTGAGGACCCCGACCCTGCCGTCCTGACTGACTCCCTTTTCGTCCATTGCAGCAGCAGCATCATAGAATGCATTGACCAAAGCAGCGGAAGAATAAGCATCAGATGCGCTAGTAGTAGTACCAACACGAACCTGAGTACCACCGGGCTCAACATAGTTAGTAGCAGTGATAGGAGAAGCAGCACGTGCACCACGAGTGATAGCACGGAAGATCAAACGGTCATACTTTTCTGCAAGAGCATAGCCGATTTTACGACTAATTTCTGAGCGCAGATCGTAATGAGAAAGAGTCTCATCAAGGTCATAAACGAACGCTGAACTGATCAGCAGATCATCAACCGTGATGGTCTTCTCAGCCACAGGAGGCGCATTGTTGCTATCACCAAGGATGCTGTTTCCAGGAGTATGGAACTCAGACTTGGTACGACCTGTGTAGATGAACTGCAAAGATTTGCCGTTCTTAAGTGTACGCTTCATCACAAGATCGCGGGCGATCGTGTTACGTTGGAAGCCTTTGAACATTTCTCCACTGAACAGTTTCAGATAGAGAGCGCGGGTATCACCCGCCAAGTTAGCCTGACCCAGCTGAGTTAGCTGAGCGGGGTTAACAGAAGATTGAAAAGCCATTTTTAAAAGAGAGTAATAATGTAGACTCTCAAAGATCTTTGAGTTATTTAATTTTTATTGTGGTCTATCCCACCGTCTAGACGGCAAAGGGTATCCTCGTAAGGGCCAATGCCAATAGTGAAGAGGGGAATTGCACCCCTCATTAGATCTATCTCACTTGGTGTACTTTACACCGCGATAGCAATAAGTCTTGCCTTGCATAGTAACCTCTTTAGAAGCCCCCACAAGCCCCGTTCCATGCTTATGGTGTCATGCGTCCCGAAGGATGAACGGACGTGCTTCTAGCCGATTACAGGTGCCTTAGAGGTGGCAAGATCAAGTGGGAAGTTGTGTGCGTTACGCTCATG